CTTCATTTATCGGTGGTATTAAAGTTCTTTCACCTTCTACATCTTCTTTCGGTGGACCCGTTATCGTGAATAACACGTCGAGCTTCACCGGTGTAGCGAGATTCGAAAATAACATTTCCGTGACCGGTCAAGAAATTGAGATGTTTGACGCTACCCTGGCTAAACGAATCAGTATCAGTAACCCTGGTAACGCTTCGTTCGCGGAGGCTATTACCGCGAAAAATATCAATTGTAACCAGACCCTCGACGTTTTCAACTCGTTTCGGATGGTGAATGGTGGTACTGCATACGCAACCATCAACAAAATAGGTCAGTCTTCCTTCGCTGGTGAGATGCAGATCAACAACACTCTGGATGTGGATCATACACTGACGATTAAGAATGGTACTACGACTGGTGGAAAGGTAACCATAAACCCAGGTACTACTGGAGAGACTGTAATTGTACAGGGTGGTATTTATATAAAGAACGATAATGTTGACAATGCATCTATAACACGGGGTGGTGTGGCATATTTTGGGTCGAGTGTAAGTTCGGGTGGTCCTATAACAGGGACAGGTAACGGATCCTTCGGGGGGACTTTACAGGTTGTTGGTGCCACGGAACTCAACAACTCATTGACTATAAAGAATGATGCTGGTACCACACAAGCATCTATAAGTTCGGGTGGTAACGGATCCTTCTCGGGAACCATGAAGGTTGTTGGTGCCACGGAACTCAATAACTCATTGACTATAAAGAATGATAGTGGTACCACAAAAGCATCTATAAGTGCGGGTGGTAACGGAACCTTCACTGGGACTTTAGATGTTACTGGTGTTACAACCCTTGGTGATTCTCTATCTGGTACGTCTGGGTCTTTCAGTAGTACCCTGAAGGCATCCGATTTCATCATCCCTTCGGATAGACGTTTTAAGACGGATGTCACCCACATTCCGAACGCACTCGAAAAGGTTAAACAGATCTCAGGGTGTACCTACATGATAAATGATAAACCTTCGGTCGGTGTTATCGCACAGGAAGTTTTAAAGATTCTCCCAGAAACCGTACATACAGGGGATGATGGCTATTATGCCGTCTCTTATCATGGTCTCATTGGTCTCTTGATTGAGGCAGTCAAGGAACTTTCCGAAAAGGTTAAGTAAACATTTCTTTTTTCCCGCGAATATTACATACTCGTGGCAAAAACGAATTACATTCTATAAATTTCAAATTCATCTGAAGGGAACATTCTACGTGCGATACCTAAAGCTTTTTTTTCTTCTTCATTTACGAGACGCTCTCCGTGAGTATCGAACAAACTTGGTACTTGTATAACCCGTTTATGTGCTTCATCCGCAGTCATCAATTTATCTTTATCTTCACCTTTTAGACAAATACGGTAAAGAGTATTCCTTTCTCTGTGAATTAAGTTTTCATTATTATGTTCGATCATAAATCCCACACTTTTTCTTTTTGTATCCTTTGTAGCAATATAATGCCATAAAAATCCGTCACTCGGAATGTCAAACTCATTTACATTCCACCCTTTTTTATCATACCTTGTAACAATTTTACCTTCATCATTATCATAGTATTTAAAAAAACTCTTATTATCTTCCTCTGCCCATGTGAGATATATACGTTTACCGGGAGCATCGGCGTTTGTATGCCAAAAACACTCCGCATTTGGTGGATAATAAAATGTACCTCTATGCATAACATTTTTCACGTCATAGTGTTTTTTAAGTATACACGCTATACGATGAATTATTTCACCACAAAATCCTTTATTGTAATGTACCCTATTCGAATATTGTGGGAACGCGAAATTCCCATTATGATAGATTCCTGCATCGATTATTGATTGTAACGCTTCAAATTCTTTGTCAGGATCCTCTGACTGCTTTTTATTAGGGTCAAAACCATGAAACTTGTAATATTCAGGACCCTCACACCAATTTACTTTATCAAGTTCATTCAGTTCTTCTTTTAAAATCTCCAGCATATGTTGAATATGATTGTTATTCTTAAACCACATTTGTTATACTCATACGATGAGTATAATAAATGGGAAATTTTCATTTAACGATCCAACGTATCCATCAACGCGAGTGTCAATACACCCACGATGAAAAACATCACGACATAGTTACACTCTGTATCTTCCACAGTCCCTGGTTTCGTCTGGGGCACCACGACCTTCTTAGGTCTGGGTGGGGGAGCGACAGGCTCCTCCTCGATTGGACAGTAGCCTATCATTTATATTATACCTAAAGATTAATTTCAGTCTTCTTCTTCCTTCTCCTCTTGGTACCCCCTGCGACATTCACCTCCTTCACTTCACCACCCGTGGATTCTCCTGAGATCGAAATGATGTCCGAAACATTGTCATCATCGACCATCATGGGTGGATCTTCCCTGACAGACTCCAGGGGTTTCGTGTTCATGGGTGGAGGAGGTGGCATCATGATACCACCCATCAGACTGGAAATGTCCACACCCGGCCCCTTCATCTCGTAGGGGCCATCACCAGAATCCTGTGTGGGCTGCTGGGCCTGGGACGCTGTGTTCTGGACCGCGGACATCATGTTCTTGACCAGGTCGGGGTTCTGCTTCAAGACGTCGTTCATGTTGGGAATGGCAGCCTTAAACATACTGTTCGTCAAGTGGAACATCATCGCGGAACCACCCAACATCATGATCAACTTCACCTCGGGGGCAACGTTCACCTTGTTCCTGTACTTCACGTAGAGTTCTTCAAAGACGGTATCGTAATCCTCAACCGACTCCATCACGGATTCCGACCAACCTTCGAGCTGAATCTCGAAGGGGTTATAGCGTTTATTGAGAAACTCTAGACCCGTCACACAAGCTACCAACATACGACGCGAAAACCGCACCGACTGGTCTACTTCGATACCATACGTGATACGTTTCACCTCTGTGCGAATTTCATCCACACCAGAGTACATGTTTAGACGCTTGTTGGTGTTGACACCCTTCTTCTCCAGGCGTGCCAACTTGTTCAGAAGATCAGCCTTTTCCTCGTCGATCGAGTTGTAGCCCTTCGAAGGTTCTTCTTCTTGTGTGAATGTTTCACCAACCTCTTCCTCCTGGAAGTCATCATATTCACCATAGTCAATTTCTTCAGCGGGGGGTCTAACAGGAGCTGACTGTTTGTTTGGATTCGCAAAGGCGTCAATCTCTTCCTGGTGCTGAACCGGGGGAGGTCTTGACGCATGCATGGGTCGTGGTCTGGGTTTTGGTCTCGAAGGAGGAGCGATGTGGATCTCATCCATCAACGCCTGCTCATTCTCGTCGAGTTTAAGAATCTCAGCATCACCTCGTTCGAGGATAATCTCTTCGTCCATCTACTCTCTATGATGAAACTAAACCAGTATCTTTAACGCACTTGATTAAAAAATGTTACATACTAGTAAATGAAGTTCAACCGCAACACTATCCTGGTCATCCTCAGCCTCGTCGCCATCGGATTCCTGATCCGTCGTACCGCACTCAGCTGCTACCAGCCCAGGTCGATCGAGATAAAGCCCATCAATGAAGATTCTCTCTTCGACCTCGAGCACAAGCTCGAATGTGCCCCTGGTCACACCAAGGATGGGAGCACGTACACCAAGTCCCTGACACCCGGTGGTCTCTGTAAGTCTGAACAACTCGTTCGTGACCAGGCCAACTATGCCATCGTAGGCGGAATCGGTGGATCTTTAATCTAAGCGTATTGTAAATGACTACGGTCACGGCTGTACGCCCAGATGTTCCCGACTTCGACTACGAGTACCACACCATTACTGTCGATACGATCGGTCAGTCGAGTGCTAACACGTTCACGGCGTACCTCAACACACCACTTCGGAACGTCGTTCAGGCCCGACTGTTGGGTGCTCGGATTAACACGGTGTACACCACCGAACATTGTTATGTTTCGATCCAAGAACTCGACAGTAATTTTGCTGACAGGGCAGCCAAGGATCCACCTCTTTCCGCGTCTTCGCAACCAGGACTTTCTATCCTACGAAACTCCTTCGCCAGTATCGTGAGTGGTTCTTCAGCCACTTCGGGTGATCAAGTACTTTCCTTCAAGGATGACTATCTCGTCACTCAACAATATTTGTACCCCTTCCCAACTCTCGATCGCCTCACGTTCCGTATCCTCGATGAGGATGGGAACACGATCACCAACCCCGGTTCCGCAGGTAATAACTTTTTTGTCATTCGCTTCGTATGCAAAAAGTCGAACTTAAAATAACCTTTCCTTATTGTAACTATGTCATCCGGTATAGTGAAGCTCATCGCCATCGGTGCTCAAGATGAACATATCATGGGAAAGCCTGAAATATCTTTTTTCAGTTCGACGTTTAAAAGACACTCCAACTTTTCACAGACCGTCGAAAAACAAACGATACAGGGTGCTGTGAATGGTAATTCCATGTCAACCATCCGCTTCGAGAAGACTGGTGATCTTCTCGGCTATACCTATTTCACCATAGATGACAACAACGCATCTCTCGATCACCCAGATTGGACCAAGTTGGTTGACTACGTCGAACTCTTGATCGGTGGACAGGTTATTGATACGCAGGATTCCATCTTTACCGAAAAGATTGCCATCGACACCTTCGCCAACAACGTTTCGAAGAGTTCCAATGGGACGCACCCGGGTATCAGTGCCCGATCCTATTTTTACCCACTCCGATTCTTCTTCTGTGAAAGTCCCCAGAATGCGTTACCGCTGGTGGCGTTGAATTATCACAATGTCGAAATCCGTATTCATTGGGGTCCGGAAGCGGCCAACTATCAATGGTCTGCTTACAGTAACTATTACTATCTCGACAATGAAGAGCGAGGTGCTTTCGCCACACGTGATCACGACATGCTCATCTTCCAGGTACAGAAGAATATTCCGAGCAACGAAACGATACAGGACCTTCATTTCAATCATCCAGTCAAATAC